CTCAAGAGCAAGCTTTAGCAAGACAGATGGCGCTTCAAAAAGCATTAGGAGCAGGAGCAGCTCAGATGTTACGCACTGAGTTAGAAATGCTTAAGAATAAGCAGGCTCAAGCTGAAACAGCAATGAAGTTAGCCTATGCCGAGAAGGATAGAGCAGCATTTTTAGAGGCACAGCAATCGCAGTTACAAGCTATTAATGAGCTTGAGTTAAGAAAGGTTAAGATTAACACTGATGCTCAGGCGCTATTAGATAAGATTCGTGCAGGTACTGATGATCAGTATAATAAACAGTTATTGCAGAATCAGGCATTTAGTGAATACAAAGCTCGCACTGAGGAGCTTAGTGTATTGCAGCAATTAAACAACGAAAGAGCAGCTCAGCTAAACAACGAGATAGCTGCTGCACGTAGAGCTGGTAACAATGCTTTAGCTGATGATTTAGTTTTACAAAGAGAATCTTTAAAGCTTCAAAATATAAGTTTACAAGCTAACAAAGATGAGATATGGAATGCAGGTGAGGCAGCTAAATCTGAGGTAAAGACTGAGAAAGAACTTGAGGCTATAGCTAAAAGTAAAGCAGCAGCAGCAGAAAGAAAGGCTAAGGCAGATGCTGAAGCGAAAAAAATTCAAGAAGATGCTTTAGAAGTAGATAAAAGATTAGATGCTATAGAGAAGGAAAGAGCAGATGCTAAAAAGACTGATTTAAATAGAGAGATAGATGACACATTAGCACTACAAAAGACTGAAGAGGAAGCTTATAAAAAAGCAAATAAGAGCGAGAAAGAGCTGCAAGATTTAAAGATAAGACACTCGCAAGAGCTGCAAGGATTATTAGAAAAATATGCTAAGCTTGAGCAAGACCTTGCAGATGAGGCTGCAAAGAAATTAAGAGAGTTACAGCAAGAAGGTATAAATCAAAAACAAGCTGAGTTAATAGAGCTTCAGTCTATCATAGATGAAGCAGATGAAGCTAACTTTCAAAATACTTTAAGTAAGCAAGAGCAGGAGCTGATGGCTTCGCAAGAGTATTACTTCCAACTTAAAACGCAAGCTGAGGCAGCAGGCTTAGATGCTACTGCATTAACCGAAGAGCAAGCACGTAAAGAGAATGAGATAAAGAAAAAATACAGAGACGAAGATCAGGCTAATAGATTAGCTAACATCCAAAAGAATTTCGACATGGCTTCGCTTGCATTAGATGCGCTTAGCTCACTTAACGAGGCAACTGCTAAGGGTGATGAAGCAAGCCAGCGCAAAGCCTTTGAACGTAATAAGATGATTCAGAAGGCGCAGGCTACTATAGCTATGGCTTCGGGTATTGTTCAGCAGTTAGCAGTTCCACAAGATCAGTTAACCGGTATGAACTTCGTGAAGGCAGCAGCGTTAGCAGCAGCAGGGGTAGCTAATATTGTTAAGATTAATCAAACGCAATTTAATGGTAGTGTTCCTTCACCTAATGGAGGCAATCTAACTGCACCATCTGCAAGCAATGCACCTGCTATAGATTTTAGCGCAGCCAATCTTCAGACTAACGCACCTGGTGGCTTAGAGACTTATGTGTTAGCAGGCAATGTAGCCAACGCATTAGAGGCGAGACAAAAAATAATAGACCAATCTTATTTGTAACGAATATGGCGAATTTTCCACTATTAAAAAAGTGCATCACAAGGGGAGTGAGAAATGCTCTATCTGAAATAGATAGAACAGAATTAGAAGATACTGAGCTTATAATAGATGAAGTGATTAACGCTATACTTTTTGAAATATCTGAAACATACGATAATGAATGACAAATTAAAACTAATAGAATACGGCCTCGGTGAGGAACAAGATAACATGGGCGTGTACGCAGTAAGTTTGGTAAGCGAGCCTGCATTAATGGTAGACTTTGTAGCGCTTAGCAAGCAGAATCTTTTACTTGCAAGAGTAGAAGATGGAGAGAAGCGCATGCTTTACGGCCCTGCACTGATTCCTAATCAGCCTATAGTACGTTACGATGGTAATGGTGAGAAGTATTTCATCACTTACTCTAAAGAGACCATTGAGCAGACAGCGCAAGAATTCTTAAAGCGTAACATGCACCACAATCACACCATTCAGCATGAGATGCCTGTAAACAACTTAACTGTTGTAGAGTCGTGGATTAAGGCAGGAGCTGATAAGGGAGATAACTACGGCTTTGAATTGCCTGATGGCACATGGATGATTGGTGTTAAGGTAGATGATGATAACACATGGGCAGCAGTAAAGAATGGCGAGGTTAAAGGCTTCTCAATAGAGGGGTGGTTTACTCCAATGGCTGAAACGCAAGTGCAAGAGAAAGACTTAGAGAAGCTATTAGCTGAATTGAGCGCAGCGCTTGAAATGAATTCTTAATTTTTTCCACTAATAATTATAACACATGAACATGATTTCTGAAATTTTAGAAAAGTTTGCTCCAGCGCTTTCGAAGCATGGGGTAAAATTATCAGTAGAAGAGACTCCTGCCGTTGAAACCTTTGAGGTGAAGATGATGGCTGAGGGTGCTTTGGCTGATGGTACTATGATCTATTCACCTGCTGCAGAATGGGCTGAGGGAGTAGAGATTTTCGTAATGGATGCAGATGGCAATCCTTCACCTTTAGCAGATGGCCAATACACTTTGGACAACGGTAAAGTTATCGTAGTTACTGAGGGTAAAATTGCATCTATTGCTGAAGCTATTACTGAAGAGCCTACTGCTGAAGTAGAGGTAACTGTTGAGCAAGAAGTAGCTGAAACTTATTCTAAAGAGCAAGTAGAAGGATTACTTAAGAACATCATTACTGAGTTTGAAACTAAGCTCGCAGCTGCTGAAGCTAAGATTGTAGAACTTTCACAAGCACCGGCTGCTGTAACAGTTAAGCAATCTCGCCAAGTAGCTCAACCTACTGCTGTAGATATGTCTCGCATGACTTCTCAGCAAAGAGCATTTGCAATTATCAATAAATTTAAATAAACACAAATAAAAACAAACAAAAAAAATGGCAACTAATTTAACCATTTCTTCAAGCTCATATGCTGGCGAGTTAGCTCTGCCGTATATCAGCGCAGCAGTATTGTCAGGAGACACTATTGCTAACAACTACGTAACTGTTAAAGAGAATGTTAAGTACAAGATGGTGCTTAAGACATTAGCTTCTACAGGAATCGTAAAAGCATGGGGATGTGATTTCGATAACGCTGACTCTACCCTTACATTGGCTGAGCGCGTATTGACTGTAACTGACCTTAAGGTAAATTTGGAAGTTTGTAAGGATCAATTTGCAAAAGATTGGGAAGCTGCTCAAACAGGCCGCGGATTTGCTAACGATTCTATCCCTGCTAACTTTGCTGATTTCTTAATCGCGCACTTGAGTGGTAAAGTAGCTGAGAACATTGAATACACTTTGTGGCAAGGTAACTTTGAAAGCTCTTCTTACACTTCTTTCAACGGAATTTTGAAGGTGTTGGATACTGCTAAGAGTGGTACTCCTGATGTAGATTTCGCTTCTGCTTTCACAAGCGGTAACGTTATCGCGTCTCTTGAGACTTTGATGAGTGCACTTCCTGCTGAATTGATTGGTGACACTACTGTTAAGCTTTACGTTAACCGTAAGACTGCTCAACTTTACCGCCAAGCTTTATCGGCTTTGGGTTACTTACAACAGTTCAACGCTGCTGCTAACTACCCTCTAATGTTCGATGGATATGAGATTTATGTATGCCCAGGTATTCCTGACAACGTAGCTTTATTCTCTAAGCCTGAGAACTTGTTCTTCGGTACTGACTTAGTATCTGACTTCAACGAAGTGAAGGTAGTAGATATGTCTGTTACTGATGGATCAGATAACGTGAGAATGGTTATGAAGTTCCGCGCAGGTACTCAAGTAGCTATCCCTACTCAAGCTATCTTAGGATTCATGAATCCCTAATTAATACTCCTTTGTTAAAAGAGTGGGTTAGCTAATAGCTGCCCATTCTTTGCAAAGAATATTTTAACTAATTAAATAAAAAAAAGAACATGAGCTGTCTAACTACTGCTGGATTTCTTATCGGATGTAAAGAGGCGATTGGTGGCATTAAAGCTATCTATCTTGCACCTTATGCTACATTCGCTAACACAGCTACTATTGATGGAGCAACTAACTTAGTTACTGCTTTAGCAACAGGTAGCGTTTATGAATTCGAATTACCAAAACACACAGGATCATTCACTGAAGAGGCTGCTATCAGCATCGAGAATGGCACTGTATACTACACTCAGACTGTTGTAGCTATGTTTCATGGCATGACTGCTGCGCGCTCACTACAACTTCAAAACATTGCTAAAGGCCGTAACGTATTATTCGTTCAGGACAATAACGATAACATTTGGATGTGTGGTTATAAGGATGGTGTAGAAGTAACTGCATTCACTACTCAAAGCGGAACTGCCAAGGGAGATATGTCAGGATATAATATCACCTTCACAGGCGAGGAGAAAGATAAAGCATACTTACTTGACCAAGATGCTGGAGATACTCCATTCGAAGATTTTGCTACAGTAACTGTAGTACAAGGTACATTGTAAATAAAATTGTGCTATCTTTAAAGCATGATTTATTTACTCAAAAATACAGCAGCACAGCTCCTCTACCTTACACTAAAGGAAGGGGAGCTTTTGCTTGCTAATAGTTATACGCATTACCTGCTTGAGCTAACTAACGAGCAGACACTTCAAAAGCTTTATGCTATCCCTACTCAGATAGCGCAGAATGATAGATACACTACCATTCAGATTGGCACGAATGCCAACACACCAACAGCTGCAAGCTTACTAATTAACTACCCAGCACGCTTTTCTTACGTAGTGTATGGGCAGAATAGCAGCACTAACTTAGATCCAACAGCGGCTACAGTAGAGGGAGTAATTGAGAAAGGATATTTAATCGTAGAAGATATTACTACTCCGCGATATACTGAGCCTAATTTAACTATAGATAATGACATCACCTACAACGGATAAGATATCAGCTCCAATGCTGGTGAATCTTGGTGCAGCAATGCCACAAGAAGCAGTAGAGAAAGAGACTCCTAAAGGCTTTGTGACTTTTGGGGAGGCTAATCTATTTCCAAATTACTTAATCGATTTGTACTATAGCTCACCTGTGCATTCAGCGCTAACTATGAGCATAGCTTTCATGATTGCAGGGAAGGAATTTAAGAGCTCTAATCTTGCTGCTCAGCGTGAGATAGATAGATTGAAATTAAATGCAATTAGAAGGCCTATAACGCTTGACGCTAAGATGCATGGAGGTTATTACTTAGAGATTATTTGGAGCGTAGATAGAAGCACTATAGCTAAGATTAACCATCTGCCATACGAAAACGTAAGGCTTGCTGTAGCTAATGATGAGGATGTTATACCGGGAGTATATTACTCTAAAGATTGGAACGACACACGCAAGAAGAAAAACATTCCTGCGTTCATCCCGATGTACAATCCTACGTCTAAAGCTGAAGAGCCTTCTCAGGTGCTATTTGTTGGTATAATGACTCCAGGCAGCGCTTACTATCCTAAGCCTGACTATTATAGTGCTATCAATTACATTGAAATCACTCGCGACATTAGCGAATTTTATAGGGCATTCTTGAGTAATGGAATGGCACCAAGCTATTTCCTTCACATGAACAATGGTATTCCTGATCCCGAAGAGCAAATGGCTATCCGCAGAAATTGGGAGACCATGGTCGGCGCTAAGAAGGCAGGTAAGGTAGTATTCACATTCAACGAGTCAGCAGATAGAGCTCCTCGTTTAGACTTAGTACCTATGTCAGATGCTGATAAGCAATGGCAAGAATTAAGCGTGCAGTCAAGAGAAAATATCTTAGCAGCGCACAGAGTAACTTCACCACTACTTTTCGGTATTAGAGATGCAGGCGGCTTAGGCAGCAACGCTGACGAAATGAAACAAGCGTATAGAATCTTTAATAAGAATATCATTGAGCCATATCAGCAAATTGTTACAGATTCAATTGAGGAAGTATTTAAAGGTATGGGCATTATTGCTGATGTATACATTGAGTCTAATGATCTATTCGCTGATGCGACTGATACAGCAGCAGCAGAAGTAGTAACTCCAACTGTTGCAGATAATGCAACAACTGACACTAACACAGCTGCACTTGTAGCACCAGCAGGAGCTTCAGTAAGTGATGTAACTTACAACGGTGCTCAGATTGCATCAGCACTTGAAATTGTAGCAGCAGTTCAGACAGGAGCATTAACGAAGGAGCAAGCTATTGTATTCTTAGTACAATTCCTTCAGCTTCCAATAGATGTAGCTACTGCAATGTTTGAGCCTGCAAATGGCAGCGCTGTAGCTAAGCTATCTGCTCAAAAAAAAAAGACTAATTTAAGTGATCCACAAGAGAAGCCTCCAATCTTTACAGAAGATGATGAGAATTGGTGGTGTGAATTTTTAGAAGATAAGGGCGAGATAGTAGATGAGGAAGAGTGGGAGCTTATCGAAGCTGAGCCTGTTAACTTAGCCTCAGTTAGAAGCTACGCTAATCCTGATGAGACATCTGAAATGGATAGCGGATTGTATAAAATACGTTACGCTTATTCTAAGAATCTAAGTAAAGATAGCCGCAAGTTTTGCAGACAAATGGTAAGCGCATCTAAAGCTGGCTATGTTTATCGTTACGAAGATTTGCAAGCAATGGAAACAGATAGCAATAGTTTGAATCCTAACATGGGCCATCAGGGCTCAACGTATAGCGTGTGGTTATACAAGGGATCGGTTAACTGTAAGCACAACTGGGAGCGCAGAGTATACTTTAGAAAGCGTGAGAAGGGCCGCTTCATTGCAGATAATGGCTTAGATAGTTCTAATCCAATCTCAGTAGCAAAAGCTATACGTGCAGGAATGCCTTTGAAAGATATAGCTAAAGGCTTTGCTACAGCTAATACTCGCACTTATGACTTGCCAAATAACGGCAGATATCCAGGAACAAATTAATACTAAACAACTATGGCAATAGCACCCGAAATACTTTTCATTAACGAGGAATTTTTAAAGAAATATACTCAGCTCAATGAGGCTGTAGATACTAACTTAATTCGCCCTGCAATGTACTTAGCACAAGATAAGTACATGACGCTGTACCTTGGCACTGATCTAACTAATAAGATTAAGACTGAGATAAGCGCAGGTACTTTAACAGGAGTGTATGAGACTTTATTAAATGAATACATAGTTAAGCCTACCGCTTGGTGGACAATGGTAGAGCTTTATCCGTTCCTCATGTACAAGCATGATAACGGTAACTTAGTTACTCGCCAATCTGAAAACACTACAGCTATTAGCAAGGGTGAGATGGATAGCTTAGTGGAGAAGGCACGTGAGAATGCGCAGTGGTACACTCAGAGGTTAGTGGATTACTTGTGTGATAACAGCTCTGATTATCCTGAATACACTTCAAATAACTTCCCTGACATTCACCCATTACGTAAGGTGAATAGACAAAGCACAGTAGCATTTAGCCAAGGTAGTTATACAGAGAGTCCATGGAGCAGATTTAACGTGCGCGATTTCACTAATTAATTATAGATGACAAAGGAAGAGAAAACACGTAAAGACTATGAGAAAAAACTCAAGGTCTATTTAACTAAACGCGATAAAGAATTAAGAAAGAATGAAAGCACCAACAATAGAAGAGCTTAAAGCTCAATTCACAGAGCTTGGCTACAAATGGCCTACAATTCACATAGTAGGAATACGCAGCAAGGCTAACGAGCCTAATAAATTTGATGATTTAATAGGATTGGTGCAAGGTAACGAGGTGAAGTGGTACACCGGTACAACTAACCCAGGTACATTTTGGCTTAATTCACCTATGAATAAGTTAGGCACAGCTGTGCTGAAGTGCGGACAATATGTCGACACTTGGGTAATAGGCTTGCATCAGGGAAAGTACAGCGCTTTAGTTCAGTCTAAAAAGGTAACTGTCTTTAGAGATGCTGATAAGGATAGTATTGCTGAGGAGCAAGGCAAGGAAGATACAGGCCTATTTGGTATTAACATACATAGAGCTAATGAATCTACTGAATCAAAGAATGTAGATAAGTGGAGCGCAGGCTGTCAGGTGCTAAATAATCCAACACAATTCAAAGAGCTTATGCAGGCTTGCATTAAGTCAGGTAAAAAGTCATTTACATACACACTACTAAAAGAGTCATGAGTAATCAGCAGCAGCAGATAGCAGAGGGAGTAACCGGCACAGTTAGCAGCATTTTATTGAGCGTTCCTGCATGGATGTTAGACGTTGAATTTGCACTAAAGATATTTTGCCTACTCTTATCAGCAGCCGCATCTATCTTCACAATCTATAAGATGAGTAAAAAGAAGAGATGAGCTGGATTAAAAGCATATTCAGTAATGATAAAGATGCCAGCTCCAAACGAGTAGCGTCTATCTTAGCTTTAGTAGTCTGCATTAACTTAAGCTACATTGGTACGTTCACAGAATATAAGACTCCTGAATACATGTTTGACGGCTTACTGATTTTAGCCGGTGGAGGCTTGGGGTTAACAGTTATAGAATCTATCTTTACCAAAAAGAAATCTAATGACGAAGGATCAAATTAAAGCAGCTGTAGTTATAGTGGTAACTATTACCATTTGCGCCACTATGCAAATAATGTATATTGCTTTAAAGGACAGCAAGAAAGCCATTGAAGGCTATGAGCGCAGAGCTGATAGAGCTACGCATGTTATTGATTCTTTAGAAGCTACCAATGTGCAGCGCATGCTTGAGATTGAACAACTGAATGTGCAATTAGAAAGAAATAAAGAAAGATATGAAGCAAACATTAGCGCTATTGATTCTCTTGACCGTAACGGCCTTAGAAGAGCCATGCACAATCTACTCTCAAGCCTTACAGAAGAAAGATACGCTGGTCAGTCTAACGACTGAGCAAGTAAGAGCGCTGCTAAAGCTAAAGGCTGAGCGCGATTATTTATTTAACGCTGTAAACATCTGCACTAAATCAGATAGCATTAAGGGTAAAGTGATTACTGATCAGGCTAAAACTATAGATGCATGGGCCATCACTAACGAAAAAACATCGCAGCAGTTAGTGAAAGCGCAGGAAGATTTATACAAAGAAGCTGCACGCAAAGAATCGTGGCGCAGCACAGCGCTTATAGGCATTCCAATCTCATTTATAGGGGGTATTATCTTCACTCTACTTTTCTAAATTAACAATTATTTGTTCATAACTTTGCTAAGATTAGCAAGGTTTCTTTTGCTTTTCTAAAATATCGTAGTACATTTGCTAAAATTAAATCAATAAGCAATATGAAAAAAGCACTACTCTTTATGGCCATGTTAATCGCAGGCTTACTCATCGGAGGATCATTCGATGCAGACACACAGAAATTAGAATCACAACCAAATCACATCAGCAAATGAGCAATCCAACTGAAGAATTTAAGCATTTCTTAGACCAATCTTTTGACATTTTCGAAGATGGTAAAAAAGAAGATAATGAAGTAATCATGCGAGTAGAGTTAATCGAAGAGCAGAGATACAATGAGACTTGGTACTTTGTTAAAGTAGACGGCTCATACGTAGCTGGCAAGAAGTCTTTTGAAGAGGCAAGAGAGGAATTTCTTAAAGCATCGTCATTCACTCCAAAAACAACTGTGTTAGAAGTAAGGGAGGTTAAGCTATGAATTTCCAAGTAGTAGTTACTCCGCTCCGCGAGGATAGAATCAGCATGTACCATCGCATGAAGATTCCTACATCATTTGACTGCGAGAGCTTCGCGTTAGCTCAGCAGATGGCGCACTTACTCTTTGACTTGTACCAATTTAGAGAGCTTCCTTTATTCTTAGATGAATGGCCAGGTGAATACTCATTCGAAGGTGAGGGATTCTTAATAGAGATAAAAGAAATTTAGTATATTAGCAAAATAATCAATATCATGAATAAACCAAACAACAATCTAACCGGTAAGGTTATAGTCTCTCGGTGGGATGCCGAGAAGGCTCAATGGCAGCTGTACAGCAATGCTCACAGCTACTCACTACAAGATTTCTCTAACGCTAAAAAGTATGGTGAGGTGCTCCCTGATGATGGCACTTTCTTATTCCAATTTGAAAGCGAAGGCGAAGAGAATGTACATGACTACTTTATGTCTGATCGCTATGTTATCTGATCGCTACAACAGCAGATTCATCTGCGTTCAAAGTTCACTACCGGGAGAGGAGATGAACTATAATGAGATGGCTCAGAAAGTAGTCTACGAGAGCTGGCGCTCATACTTCCAAAACAATCCTGATGAGTTACACAAGAGAGCCTAATTGGGATAAGCTCAAGCCATCAATAGATTGGGATGAGCAGGAAGAAAAGTTAGCAGAGAAATTAGATAAGTATATTAATCAAAACAAAATAAAACAAGTAGTTATGAATCAAGGAACAGTTAAAAGTCAAAAATTTGTTAGAACATGGAATGGGCCTCAAGGAGATATCTATTACTTCGATTTAGTATTAGACAATGGCGAGGTAGGTCAAGTAGGAGTAAAGGACATGAACAGCCCTAAGATAGCAGTAGGTGCTACAATTCACTACACAAGTGAAGAGCGCACAGGGCCAACAGGTAGAAAGTCAACTAACTTTAAACTACAAAATCCTAACCCATTCAATGGCTCATCTTCTGCTCCAAGTGGTGCGGTGAATAGCAACTCTAATTACCGCAAAGAAAGTCCTGAAGTTCAGAATTCAATCAGCAAATCAGTAGCATTAAACAACGCTGTATTGTTTTGCAAAGAGCAGAAGGGCTCAAAGCCAGGCGATGTATTAGATACAGCCGAGATTTTCTTAGCATGGCTTAAAGGTGAGCATGTAGAGGCGGTACAAATTAAAGCAGTAGTAAGCAATGAGACCAGCGACGATGAAATGCCATTCTAAATTAACACCGTTCCATGCATGGGTTCGCAGTCACTTTGTGACTGTGGCTCAGTTTGCGGAGGTGCTTGAGGTAAGTTACCCTACAGCCCAAAAGTATATTAAGCAGCCTCGCACTATGAAGGTTACGCACATAGGCAAGCTTGCTAATATTACAGAGGAAGAGATACCATACATATTAGAATTAATGAAAGACTCTAAAAACTAAATAATTATGGAAAAGAAAACAAAATCAGAAGTAGAATTAGTGCAACCAGCACTTGAATTTAAGCCATCTTCTAAATGTGTAGGCTGTTATTGCTTAGGAGGCAAAAGTGGAATGTGCGTTTGGTTTGAAAAAAAGCCTAACTTATTTCATCGTACAATGATGAAGATATGTTTAGGATGGGAATGGACTGACATAACTAAAAACTAAATAACTATGGGAGATTTAAAAGAAATTAAAATTGTTTTAGATTGGGCTAAGTCAAATGTGGATAAGAGTATTGGTAGTAAAGTATCTAATCCCAACCAATACTTAGAAGCTACGCAAACCTATGACAAGGTTAAAGCTAAATATGATGAGGTTTGTAAAGAATGGATTTTTAAAAACCTATAAAACTAAATACTATGGAAAAGAAACAAACACTTGAAGAAGCTGCTAAAGAATATGCACAAGGCAAAAGTAGTGCTGATGTATTTAGAGAAGCACACATTAGAGATTTTATGGCAGGTGCTAAATGGATGAGAGATAAAATCAAAGGAGGTAACAATGAGTAAGCAAACTGCGTTAGATTTATATGTAGAGCAGTCACAAATATTGCAAGATAAGTTTGATGTAGGTCTGATAAGTTTTTTAGAATTATGTCGACAAAAGGTGATACTCTTAGACCAAGCCAAGC